TATAAGTTCTGTCATCTGAGTCTCCGTACTCTTTGTTAAAAGATACTGTAACTTTGTAACGTGTCCTAAAGAAGTCTAAGACCCAACGTATTATTTTTTTGCATGACTCCTTCATGTATGTACCTAATTACTTGCCGACTTTACTCATAGCTTTTTTGTGTGAAGCCTTAAACGTAGAACCTTTCATCATAAGATTCTTCATATATTTCATGTGCTTTGAAGTATGGTGTTTGCTGTGTCGTTTTAAAGAAGCCTCTTGTCTTTTAGTTAAAGATTTCTTTTTAGTAGGTTTCTTTTTTGCTTTGCTTTTATATGCCATGGTTTATATTATCATGTTCCGTCACTATCTGGAACACCATACAATAAGTTTGTAAATGCTACATTTAAGTTATTGTTACTTGCAAAAAAAGCAGTAATCCAACCTTTTGCTATATCGTTTGTTACATCTGCTATTTCTACAAACCCACTATCTGATGTATTTACAGTAGAAGGATTAAAAGCAATCATCTCATCTTCTAAAGTATAAGTATTACCACTGCCGTCGGTATCTGTGCCCACTACTTTAAAATGCACGTTGTATACAACACTTTTACCGCCTTCTGTTATTTGTTTGTGGTAAATATTTTTAACCGTTATCTCAGTAGTAAAGGTGTGTATATCTGATACTGTACTATTCCAAGCCATTTGTTACTCTCCTATGAACTAAATTTGATAAACCTAGCATCTGCTCCTCCCATTAATTGGTAGTTGCTATCGCCTTGTGCGTATATAAAAATATTAAGAGTTCCTGAGCCCGTGTATCTAAAAGCTAAAGGTATGTTTGAACTATCTTTGCCCGTAGTTAACCTACTACTGCTTATCCAACCACCTGTTAAATATTGTAAGTCTGGTGTTACTAAAATGGCGTGGGAGGCGCTTTCAGTTATTTTTGTAGTGTCAGAAAAAGTAACGCTAGTATTAACATTATTTGAACTACTAGCGCCAAAGGTACCGTCTGAAACTAAAAAGCTAATAGTTTTAATTTGCCCAGAAAAAGACCCTTTGTATACTCTTATATAACCTGTATAAAACCCAGCGCCTGAGCCTATTTCAGCTACGTGCCTGTAATTTAAATCGTTTTCGTGCCAGTAACCTAACGTAGTACCTGTTTTTTCTCCGCCGTTTGATGGTAAAGATAAATTAGTTGTATTTATCATGGTAGCAGTAATAGTATCGGCATCAATTCTAGCTGCGTCGATAAAACCTGCGTTTATTTTATCTGCATTTAAATCATTAATTTTTGCATTTGTAATTTGTGCGTCACCTATAAGTGCAGTTGTAATATTTGCTAAAGCAATTTTAGCCGTTGTAACTTGTAAGTCACCTATCTTAGCGGTTGTAATAGCCGCAGTACCAATTTTTCCACTTTCTATAGTTGCATTAGCTATACGTGCATTTGTTATAGCTCCGTCTTGGATACGTGCGCTGTCTATAAATACTGAACCGCCACTAACAATAAATGGAGCTACACTTGCGTTTGTGTCGTTCCATATCGCAAACTTATCTGCCTGGAACTGCACGAACGATTGTGCGCCTGAGCCATCACTAGCACTAGAACCTACAACCATACCAGCTGCCGACTTACTTCCATTTGATTCTGTAGCAACTGTTAACACAAACATGGCGTTTAAATCACCTGTATGACTAGCTGTAGTAGTATTTAAAGTGCTAATTGAGCTTGTATGGCCACCAACTGTAGAGTTTAAACTGTTTACGCTGTTAGTTAATGTTGTATCTGCATTAGACCTAGTTGTAGCTTCAGAGTTAATAGAAGATGTGAGAGTATTATTATTGTTAGTTACTGTAGTAGTTAAACTACTTAAACTAGAAGCCGTAGAACTTTGTGCATTAGTGACTGTAACAATATCGCCTTGTGCTGTAGCCATAGCTCCAGATAAAGTGCTGCCTGTAAAACTAGTACTACCAAACAAAGTAACTAAAGATGCGTCTCTAGCCGCTACCCAAGCATCATTGCCTGAGTTCCTCGTGTATATTTGTCCGTCATCTGTATCAAACCACACGTCATTTGATTGTATAGCTGAACTATCTGCTCTCGTGCTTGGGGATCCAGAAGATCTAATGACCGTGGCCGCAGTAGCTATAGTAGACATTAAATTAAACCCAGGAAGGTTAGATAATTCTTCTGAAAGCTGTAGCATAACAGCGCCTATGTTTTCTACTGTATTTGCTTTAGTACCATTAGTTTGGTTAAAGGGGCCTCTTACGTTATCAGTGCTTACAAACCTAACCCAATAAAAATATGTTTGGTCATATCCAACAGGGTCAGTAATAATAAAAGAAGCAGTGGTTGTTATAAGAACAGCCGTGCCTATCTCATCATCTCTAGAACGCCACACCTCCGTAAAAGCATGGTTGTTATATTGAGCAGGGTTCCAATCTACAATAATTTCTGTAAAAGCACCAGAAGCTTCTAATCCTGTAGGAGCAGGGGGGATATCAAGATTTCCTGGAGGGTCTTTATCTGGAGGGAGAAAATCAATTGGACCATTTGGATCAAAAGGTCTGTTGCTAAGTTGTTTGGCTAAGCCACTATCTATAAGTTCTCTAAGAGTTATAGCTCTATCTAAAGGGTCCCCACGCCTACCTAATCGTACTTCTTGTGCCTCTTTCATAGAGTCAAGAGTGTCTCGTAACTCTCTATCTATTCCGGTAGGTATGTTTTTTAAAGCAGGGACTTTAGTCTTAGGCATTAAACTGTCCTTAATTCATCTATAGATTCGCCTATACATATTTCATTAATTACAGTAGCGCCTTCTACTTCTATAGCAAATGTTTTATGCATACTAGCCGGCAAACGCACAATCGGTTCTGTTATAGACGTGGTACTAAAACTAGGAGTAGTACCTGTAACACTAAAAGCACTACCAGAAGTAGCAATAACAGCGTTGTATATTACTGAACCGTCTCCGTACACTTTTATTCTCACTGGATAAGTTTCTGCTTCTACTTTAGCAAACCCCATACTTGTAGGTTTTGCTAATGCAAATTCTTTAGACTTCCAATTATAAGTAAGATTAGTGTTGCTACCTTGAAACTTTTTAATCGTGTTGCTAATAATTAAATATAACTGACTGTCGTCCGAATCTGTATGCCCGCCCCGTATAAGGCCACTAGCATCTAAATCTGTAAGTGTAGCTTGACCTGTTGGTCTTGGGTCAAAAATAAAACCCCCATACCCACTACCTGTAGAATAAAAACCTACATACCTTTCTTCCCACATAAATCCGGTAATAGTTGCAGGATAATAATTAGCTTGCCATTGGCTAGGTGTTATTATACTTTCAGTTAAATTAGTTACAGTTGTTCCTTCTGCTCCAATTAATCCATCTGGACTAGCGTATATAACGTAAGGCCCCATGTCTACCATTGACCGTTTATTTAAGTTAGCTTGTGAACTTTCTATACGCAAAGGAGTCATAGAAGCTGGATCAGACCCAGTAATTAAATACGGAACCCCTTTTGTAGTAACTAAAACACCGTTAGAAACTACTTCTATAGATACTATTTCTTCTTCTAAAGTTAACCTGTAGTTTGCTGGCCAAGCGTGTGGTAGAAAAGGCTCACTAAAACATACACGTTTGCCAGTAAAACCTGCAAAAACTCCAGCAGGTAAAGCACACATACCTTTCATAGGCCCATCTGGATACAAAGCAGTATCATCATTAGGAGGCCCAATCCAAGTACTAGAAGGTATTACTTCAGCTAAATCACTGTTTTTAGAAGTATCGCTGTAAGTAGTAGCAGCAAGAGTAACCTCTGCAACAAACTGAAATGCAGTAGTATTTGAACCGGTATTAGATCTATATATACGTTTTTTAAATAAATTAAGATTTGAGTCAGAATGGCTAGTTTGTAGGTTACTAAGGCTCATATTTTGGTTATCATCTGTTGTTATGACTGTAGAAGCTGCAGAGGGAGGTCCTTCCTCTCCATAAGCTGTAACAAAAGTGTAAACATAAGAAGTTTCAAAATCTATATTAGCATCTGATGGCCCGCCAAAAGTTGCTCCGTTTGTAATAGACCCTGAAGCTCCTGCTCCAGTAGCCGCTCCACTTGTTTCTACGGTTAGAGTAGTAGCACTAGGCACAGTTACTATTTTAAAATCTCCATTAATTTCATCTGCGGTAAGGCCGTTTGTAGCACCAAAACCTGCAAGTGTAACTGTTTGTTTTACAGCCGCACCATGAGAACTAGCCGTAGTTACCGTTATAACACCAGACCCACTTGCTGTAGTTACTGTTGCATTTATCTGTGTAGGAGCAGCTACCGCTACTGTTGGGGCTGCAGTTGGTGCTGGTACGCCTAACCTGTAAAAAGCATTAGGGTAAGGTGCACCGCCTAAGACAATATCACTTCTACCCATCCTAGGAAAAGATTGACCTGACCAATAGATCGTGTCGTTTGTGTCCCCGGCTATCGGTCCACGTACGACGTCTACATCTTCATCAAACTGTAGCCAACGTTCTGGGCTATCTGTATATTTAAAAATAGATTGTTTAGTAGTGTTTGCAAGAGTAGAAACACCATTAGAAGGGTCAACAGTAGAATTGTCTGTAATAGGAACTAAACGCCCGCTTTCTAAGTTTACATCAGTGCAAACTTGTGCAAGGTTGTCTTTTAAAAGCCTAGGAGAAATCCTAGGGGCCCTACCTCCAAACGTTTTAAGTTTAATATACGCCATATTCTCATTTTCCAGTGTTGAGAACAGATTCCTGTAGTTCTAAGCTCCTTCTTCCTACTTGTTTAAACCACTTACTATCTTCCATTTCAGCGGCCATTTGTTCCCAGTTGTGTTCTCTACAGGCTGCTAATAAGTTTTTAAACTTAGAAAACCTAGTACCACCTAAATTAAAACACATATTTACTAATACATGTTGAATATTTTCGGGCAAGTTATAGAATGCTTCGTCCGTACCAAACACGTGTACTGCTTCTGCAAGATGTTTATTAAAATCATCTTCGTAGTACATATCAACAACTTCTTGAGATACTTTTGTTCCTATGCACCATTTGTACTCAGGGTCTTCTGGTTGGCATAAATGCCCTACACCAAGTGTTTTGTATCCTAAACTGTCTTTATATACTTCTAAAACTTCACCCTCGTGTCGTTTTATTTCCTCTTTACATTGCTCAATATCCATACCTACTCCTGTTCTATTTTAACGTTAGGCTTTATCTTATCTTCTTTTAAAATAGCCTCTAGGTCTAGGCTTAGGCTAGATATACTAGCTTGTGCTAACTTAACATCCATTGCTAGGTTGTTAAGGTTTTGTTGACCTTTAAATAAAACATTAAGAGATTCTACCGCCCTAGGCGTTAGATCTGCTATGTCATACTCTTCCCCATTAAAATTAATGGTTTTTAGTTCGTTTCCGTTTTCCATATAATACTCCTTATTAAGTTATGGTTTGTTTAGTATATCTTTAAGAGAAAAGCCTGTCTACGCCACTCATCCCTATGATAAGTAGGTAAAGGCCCATAATGTACTTAGTGTACTTAGAATCCATAGCATCAAACTTAGCATCGCCTTTGTCTAAACGTTTTTCTATGTTGTCAACTTGGGTCTCTACTTTTACTAAGGTTTCTTTAGTTGTTGTCATATTATCCCTCTAGTGTCTCTATTCGTGCTGTTAGGCTTTCTATTAATGTTTGTTGTTCTTGTATAGCTTTAAGTAAATAAACAGATAGTTGTGAATATTTAACTGACTCAGGTTGAGGTGTATCAAACCCATCTACATCTGCTAAGTTTACTAAATGAGGTATTATTTCATAAACTTCTTCAGCTATTAAACCTACCTCTCCTGTTAATTCTTCAGAAATCCTATCATAATTTACAGGTCTTAAAGAAAGTATATCTGCTGTTGAGGTAGATAAATCTGTAATATTGGTTTTATATCTTTGAGAAGAACTTACATAAAATAATTTATTTGTAGATAAATTTATATGAACATCAGAAGAAGCTGAACCTGAAGGCATGTACGCCATATCAACTGAACCATCATTAGCTATTTTTAAACCAACTCTACCACCACCACCACCATCTTCATTTACGCTTAAAGATATAGTACCTCTAGTAGAACCACCTGAACCTCTAGCTACTATAAAACCACCACTTGATTCTTGCGACATTGACATACTATTTGCATCGTTAGCAAATGCAGCAGCAGTAGTTCTTATATCTCCATTTGCAACAGTTAAACCTGCGTTTGTTGTTGTTGTACCTATTGAAGTACGACCATTACCAGCAATACGCATTCTTTCTGATGAGCCACCTGTCAAAAATCGTATATCTCCTGCACTTCTTGAAATTAAAGTATCTGAAGCATGGGAATATTCAAAATACCCTCTGTATTTTTCTTCTGCTGAACCTGTTCCATCAGCAAACATAATATAAGAACCTGCATTTGTTGGGGCAACTAAAGTAATTCCACCATTGTTTGTATTAATTACTAATTCTTTAGAATAATAAGCATCAGGATTTGTCAATCCAATTCCAACTTTGCCTGAAGAATCAATACGGAGTCTCTCTCCTGCACCAGTAAAAAATCTTTGTCCTATTCCAGCAGCACCATAAAAATCATAATAACCTGAACCACCACCTACAGCAGAACTTTCACCTATAAAAAATTTAGCTGCACCTGATTCTTTGAAAATAACTGTAGGAGTTGCTAAATCAAGATTTATATTTCCTGAAAAAGTTGTATTCTCACTACTATCAATAGTTATAGCTGTAGCATTACCACCATCAACAATACTAGG